TTCTCAATATGATTCATTACTTTTGGCCGAGTCTTCTTAAGATGAACTTTGTCGTGAGTATGGTAACACCGATTATCAAGGCGACCAAAGGTTCGGATACCAAATCTTTCTACACTGACTCTGCATTTCGAACTTGGTATGGTTCGGGTAAATCTGGATGGAGGATCAAGTACTATAAGGGTTTGGGTACTTCGACGAGCGCCGAAGCCCGTGAATACTTCAAGAAGATTCAAGATCTCACTGTGAAATTTGATACAGATACGATGACCGATGACTCTATCATTCTCGCTTTTGACAAGAAGAAGGCGGATGCCAGGAAGACATGGCTTCTCGAAAGTACAGCTAAAGAAGCTAACCAACTTGAAATTCCATATGGTGATGTGAAGCAACTAAACATCACTGATTTTGTACACAAGGATTTGGTGAATTTCAGTCTTGCTGATTTGAAGCGCTCAATTGCTCACGTGGCCGACGGTCTCAAACCTTCTCAACGTAAGGTTATGTATTCGTGTTTCCAAAAGAATCTCAAAGATGAGATGAAGGTTGCACAGTTGGCAGCATATGTGGCTGAAAAGAGTGCTTACCACCACGGTGAGGTTTCTCTCGCTGAAACGATTGTCAAGTTGGCCAACGATTATACAGGTTCCAACAACATTAACCTTCTCGAGCCATGTGGTCAATTTGGTACACGCCTCATGGGTGGCAAGGATGCGTCTCAGACGAGGTACATCTTTACGAAGCTCACCAAGGAGGCTCGAAAGCTCTTCGATCCCAAGGATGATGCCATTCTCAACTACTTGGATGATGATGGTCGCTCTATCGAACCCGACTTTTACATGCCAACTCTACCAATGGTTTTGGTAAACGGTACTGAAGGTATTGGTACGGGTTTCAGTTGCTACGTCCCACCATTTAACCCTGACGATATCAAAGAGAATATCAAGCGTTCTCTTGAAGGTGATTCACTCACAGATATGAAGCCTTGGTTTCGAGGTTTCAAGGGTAAGGTTTTCAAGGATGATGCGGGACTATGGATCACCGAGGGTGTGTGGAGAGACACTGGTTCTCGTCTAAAAGTGACGGAGCTTCCACCAGGAAGATGGACTCAAGACTACAAGGAATACCTTGATACTCTTGTTGATAAGAAGATGATCACGAGTTTTACGAACAACAGTACGACCGAAGATGTGGACTTTGAAATCTTTGGGTATTCTGGCAAAGATCTCATCAAGGATCTCAAGTTGAGAAAGACATTTCACACGACAAACATGCACTTGTTTCATCCCACAAAGGGTATTTACAAATATACAAGCCCTGAAGAGATTCTAAAAGATTTCGTAGAGTTGCGCCTTGAACACTACAAGAAGCGCAAGGCACATCTCATCGATGTCCTTGAAAAGAGAGCGGAGATGTGTGGACACAAGTCTAAGTTTGTTTCTATGGTGATTGAAGGAAGATTAGTGGTCTTCAGGAGGAAGAAGCAGGAACTCGAACAGGAAATGTCTAAGTACTTCCCCAAAATTGATGGAAACTGGGACTACCTTCTCAACACAAAGACTGTCGAGTATACCGATGAGCGCGTTAAAGCACTGATGGATGAAGCGAAACAAGCGAACATTGATTTGGAACGTATGATTAGGACGAGCCATATCACAATGTGGAAAATGGATATTAAAAATATGTGAGCAGTAAGTAGATATGGGTGAGGCTGCTAAAATTTCCCTCAAAGCTATTGGAAAGCAGGATACACACCTTCTTTCCAAAGACCCAGAAGATTCATTGTTTAATCCATCGTATCAACAACATTCAGAACTTAGAAAATATCATCGCTCGCGTACAATTGCAAAACCTGGAAATGTGAATGCATCATGGCCGTTCGGTGAAACTATAAAAATTGAATTTAACCCTCAAAATATGGGTGATATTTTGAGTAATATGTGGATCAGTATAAATATGCCAGGTTTAAATGGAACTACTGTAGATTATTTTGATGTAAACAAGTATGAACCGAATGATTTTATTACCGAAAATATGATCACATACGGTGATCATATCAGAGTAACAAATCTTTTTGAAGGTTCTGGGTCTTTAAATGTTGATCAATATTTTGATGAACCAGAAGTTTTTCCAGGTAATAAAGTAGTATATGGGTACAGTATCGCATTGTCTGGTGATGGAAAACGTCTAGTAGTAGGATCACCAAAAGAAAGGAAAATATACGTATATAGACTTGAAAAAACGATATGGATCAGAGAAGATGATATCCAATATGAAAAGGATTCTGGAAACGGAATATATCATCATATAGGAAGAAGTGTTTCTATAGACTATTATGGTACAAAAATTGCAACTGTTATACCATACGACGAATATTCAACCGATCCGGTAAGGAATTCAAATACAATTTCAGTTTTCGAACGAGACGTTACGACAAATCAGTGGTCAAGAAACTCAAGTTATGTAGATATTATACAACCTCTACGTAGTTCTATTGGTAACGGTGGTTTTGTGTTTAGTGTATCATTATCATCTGACGGAATGCATTTAGCTTTAGGTTTAATGGGACGTTTTAAACAAGATGCTTATAGTCTTAATGATTTACCTGGTACAATCATTTACACATTAGATACATCTTTCCTTTCTTCAAAACAAGTAATTGATACGCAAATAGGTTGTTTTAATAGTGTTAAATTAAGTGGAGATGGAAGAACATTAATAGTTTCTTCTATGAAAGAATATGCTTATAGATCACCAAACGCACGAACAGGAGCACCACAGCCTCCTTATCATATAAACGGTGGTGCAAAAATATACAAGTACGATAACGGTACTTGGACTGAATCAACTTCATTTTCTTCTTCGGATACTAATGGTTACTGTTCTCATGGTGTAAGTATAAATCGAGATGGAACGAGAGCTGCCTTTGGTTTATTTACCAAAAATAATAACAATGATTTAGAACATAAAGTTCGTGTTTTGGATTACAATTCAATATGGGAAAACACTCATGACACTCAACCCATTTCAACGTCATTCTTTGGATACTCATTAGATATGTCAAGTGATGGTAATGATTTAATAATAGGTGATATATTAACAAATGATTTACCCTTGGGATATGACAATTGGAACATGGTTACAAATTCTTCGTATTCGGTTGCTAACCCATATCCAAATACTGGTTCCGGTGCCGCACACATATACAAATATGAAAATAATGTATGGGTTTTAAGTGAGGAAATTGCAGATTCACAAAGAGATACAAATGGATTTGGATTTAGTGTTTCTGTAGATGATAGTGGTAAAAAATTTGTTATAGGTGAACCAATTAACTCAAACCCGCAAGATCTTAACGACGCAGGAAAAGTAGCTATAGTCGATAAAATAACAAAGAACGAATCAAATTATGCAGATCAATTAGGTCGTCATATCTTAAAATCTGTTACTATGTATGTGGATGAACTAGAAGTTGAAAAAATTCATGATGATTGGGGTATCATCTACGATGAATTATATCTGGAAATGTCTGAAAAGGTTGCGAATCAGTATATGGTGAATAGAAGCTTGAATTATGATACATCCACGAACAACCCAGATATTGCACATTATGAAACACAGCTCATGATTCCATTGCATTTTTTCTTTTCGAGAAAATATTCAAATGATGAGTACACTACTAACGAACCGAATCGTCCTTATTTTCCTACTTGTGCAATTCACAAACAAAAATTAACATTTGAGTTCGAATTTCACAACCAAACATTTTTCACGGGTCATCCATTTACAATAGGTCTAAATGATTTTAAACTCATCACCGAGGAAATAACAATTTCACCCGAAGAGCGAACCTTCTTAATCAATACAACACGAACATTAACTACAGATATAGTAAAAAAACACCCTTCTATCTTGAGTGAAGAGGGAATTGATATAATTCATAATAATTTGGTACCGGACATACCAGTTAAATGTATTCATTGGTTTTTGAGAAATACGGAATTCGAAAAAGAAGATGATGCGATTGGCGACACGAACACGAATATTGACGAAAACTTATATTTCCATAATCGTTTCAACTTTTCAAAAAGTCCGAATTTTGACGAGATAGATACATTTTTTAATCCTGTTATGGATAGTGCTTCATTTTTTCTTAATGGTAATAAATTTCCGAATACAACAATCACAGATCATAATTATTTCAAGTATCTGATTCCATCTAAAAATCGTCTCTCACGACCATATCGTAACATTTATACATACAGTTTCTCGATGAATCCTATAAATGTGGAACCATCGGGAAACTTGGATTTTAGTCAGCTAAATTCGGATAAAACGTTGATAGAACTAAAACTAGCGGATACAAGTAAAATATACTCACTTCATATATATTATACGGGATATCAAACATTTGTATTTGACAGAGGATTTATGTATCGTGCTTACTAAACAGTGATGTTTTGTTATTTGTAATATAATCAATGATGTTGTTCTTGATACACCATTTGATGAAATTCAACTGTGCCAAAGTTGTGTGAATTTCATGAGATGTTCCAGGAACTGTGTATGCAAACTTTTCAGAACGGCAAAAAGGGTCGAAAAGTTTTTTACTGTACCCGTCTAAACTTGATTTGTAGGCACAGTGAACTGTAAAAAGTTTTCCATCTTGAGTTTTAAAGGATGTGTGATTTTTTTTAGAATAGTTTGTGATGAACCATTCGAGGTTTCGTAGTGAAATACCACTCGACTTGTCGAGAATATTCATCAATTTAATTCTGTTTTCCTCTTCATTGTAAAAATTGTTTATGGATGTTAGTAGGATATCAGATTTGCTCATTACCAATCATAGTATTCAAATCTATAAGCTCATTTGAAATCACACACCCCGGACAACCTTCGACGAAACCCTGTTCAGGTCCATGAGTGTGACTATGACTTCTATGAATTGAAATGTGTTTGAGCCTGTTTGCTTGAGTAAGGTGATGTCTACAATAACCATCACGACCAGCTCTGAATGTACATCGTCGCCCATCATTTTTCTTTGTTCCCTTACAGATCGTCCCAGAAAAGGTCTTTGGTATGTCCTTCAATAGAAGATCCAATGCAATCCCATGCTTTTTTGATATGATTTCGACGTACTCGTTCATCATCGCTACGAGACGTTCATTCAATTCATCATCAAAAATCTCCATAATTTTTTCGTACATACTCATCACTTATTTATGTCACGTTCGTATTTTTTAAATATATCTTCAACGGATTCAGGTCGAGTTGCACCTTTAAGTCTTTCTCTAAGTTCTGCAACCTTACCAGTTGTATCTAGCCCCATTTTTTTACACTCATCTATGAGTTGTTCTTTCTTCATCGTACTCAGAGCTGGTCCAGTCTTTTTCTTTTTAGGTTTATGTTGGTCAATAATTTCACCAAAAATTTCTCGTTTTGGATTTTCAAATAACGGTTCGAGAAGATCACACACTGGATTTAGAAACTTATTCTCAAAATAATAAAGATAATCCACCGGAATGTTATTCTCTTCGACAAATTTCGGATCTTCAGACTTTTCAAAAGCTTTTGCTTTTGGATCATCCGTTTTTGTCAGTAAATATGGAACACGATCACCAGATTGAGGTTCAGAACCCGGTTTGCGTTCTCGCATTTTTACAACAACTTGGACGTGTGACTGATTGATATTCACACTTTCGGGGCTCGTGATGGAAACGGGTTCACCTTTGATTTTATAGGTATCAGAAAGTGATTGACTCAATATAAGCTTTTCATTAGGAACATCACCAGAAAGAAGTTCAATCGCTCTCTCTTTTGCCAACTCTTTAGGAGGACCCGTATCTGGTGCATCGAGAACAACATCTAAAAGTTCTTTACACACTTCTCTCACATGTGGTGTATTGTCTCTGCGAACAACCTGGAGTCCCTTGATGTCTATGTAGTCCATGTGCATCTGGTCATCCTTTCCCTTCGTCCACAACTTAGCGGCATATCGTTTTTTGGAATACAAAAAATATGGCCAGTAAACCTTCTCGAGTTCCAAATTGTTTGGTTTTTTGAAAAGTGCACTACATTCCTCGGCCGCTCGCTCACCCACTTCCCAACTATATTTGACAGCTTCTTCACCCGTTCGTTCTCCAACGTCAAACTCAACCATCACTGAATCCGTATTATGAACGACCAAATCACCAGGACCAATGTGAAAATGGTGAGATTCTGTGGTTAGGTCGTATACATACCCTTCAGTTTCACCTATGAGTTCAAGTTTCTTGATAGCATTTGGGCTCTTTCTCTGAGTTGATTTCGTCCACGTTTGTCTAAACACATCTGGTTTATCTTTTCGAGTGTTAAGAGATACGTTGTATTTGAGACGTTTTCCTAAAATGAACATACCCATCGATCCCTCTTTACCTTTGATATCCATTCTCGTGTATCCGTGAACGTCTTTGTCTCCATCAGCCATGTAATATCCTTCCCAAAATGACTCTACCACTTCGATGGGTGCGTTCAAAATGCAAGATGGTACGATCTTTTCTTTGTGAGCGTTATAGAACATAGAACGATATCTCTCACTTATACTCTTAACGTCTCCTTTCGCATTGAGTTTATAGACTCCAGAACTTTCGATGGTATCGTAAATAGAAGTTTCAAATGGGCATAGGTTTTGCATTTCGATGAGATAGTCCACGTTTGAATTGTTAAGCGCCCATGTATATTTGTCACCATAGTGACCACATGAACCATCACCAAAAAAGAAACCCATAACCTTCGCTTCATTAACCGAGACGGTAGTATCACTCCAATTAAGTCCATAAACACAATCTCCATGAAGTAAATTTGTACCCAGAGATACTTCACATGGTTTAATCATTTGTTTATTTTCGAGAAGCAGACTGTGATCTTCGGTGACGTCAACGACACCCGTATGGGTCAAAACACGATGAATATTCTTCGTCGTTTTATGACGAACAATCTGATGAATGGGCGTAAACCCCTTTTCAGTCCAAACTTCCGCATCAATCTCGGCAACCTCTTTACCATCATCACGTTCTTCGTATGATTCGACAAGTGAATCGATTCTGCATGTCTTTACTTCACCTTTAATACGAAGTAGTAGAGGTGTATCAGGTGTGACGGAATCACCATACCTTACCTTCGCACCAGGAAAATTCGCCTCTACATAATTTTTCGTCTCTTCAATCATTCCACGACCCCTACATGTCGTCGTAGAGGCGATGGGTACGCACGGAAGAATACCCTTTCCAGCACCAGTGAATCCATACACCGAGTTCATCGAAACTTTGTACGCCAACTGCTTACCGTTGTAGACCTCTTTCATCGATCCCGTCGCAGCGGCCATATCCTTTTTAGCCTTTTTACGAAATTGTTTGAGCTCTAGAAGAATGGCAGGTAAAAGACTGGGTACACCTTGTGCAAATTTATATATCTTATCACCAATTTTAAATG